CTGTTGACTCTTACATGAAGAAATACGGGATCAGCTAATGGCTACTATTCGTCCACAGCAGTTAGCACCAGTTAATTTTGGCGACTCTAACCAGTTGCTACGTGCAGCCCAGCAGATGATTCTGCAAGGTGCTGGCGGTTTGACTGATGCCTTTACGGGCTACCGTAATGCAGTTGTGGATCGTAACACTGCCAATGTTGTTAATACTCTGACGGGGGCTACGGACTTAAATGACCTGGCCCAACGTCAGCAAACTGCCAATGCACTGTTACAGGCTGCTGGTGGTGACATTAACAATGAGGCGGTGCAACGAGCACAACTGACGATGCCTGACACCCTCATTAACCGTCAACGAGGCCAGAATGCCCTGACTGAGTTTACCCAACAGCAACATGACCAACCCCTGATTAATCAGGCTATGAGTCTGTATGCTTCAGGTGACACAGCCGGGGCTAACAACCTGTTAAGCCAGGTGCAAGGTGATGCGTCCAAAGCAGTGATGTTTGGTGCTAATCGTGCTGATGAACAGTTCAATCGTGGCATTCAGCAAAAGCAACTGGGTATTCAACAGGCTGGTTTGGCCTTACGTCAACAAGCTGCAAGGGATCGTGCTGCGGCAGTAACCAATGGTAATAAGCAGATGCAGAACCTGCTTAAAACCATCACTGGTATCAATGCTACAGCAGAACAGGACTCTGTAGCTGCTGCCGTAGAGGAACGTAACAAGCGTGCTGCTGAGGCTGAGAAGAGTAATCCTCTCAACAACCCGAAGGCTAACCCAGATGCTACTGTTGCTCGTATCAATGAGGAAAATAATCCTTGGTACTGGTTTAACCCGGAACGTGGTACGAAGCTACAAAAACTGGTAGGTCAGCTTGACCCTGAAGGTACACTGACTCCAGCACAGCAAGTTAACCTGTTGGAAGGTATGAACCGGGCATTTGACAGTGCCGATGGCTCACCTGATAAGGCTGCACTGGATTGGGGTAAACAAGCTATTGACCAGCTTCAGAAAGCCCAACAGTCACAGTTGCAAAATACTCAGGCTCGTATCTCTAACAAAAGAGCTACTCAACTCGCTCGTCAGCAAGTATTATTAAGTGCATTGGGAGGCAATGGTTCTGTGAACCCACTGGCCTTACAGTTACTTAATCTTGATGACGAGGAATAAAAATGGCCCGCGACTCTCTGTTGACCCAGGCTTTAAATGCTTTAAGCAACGGCGAGTTCACTAATCCTACCCCGGCTATTTCTGTCCCCCAGGCTGCTCCTGTGCAGCCTGTTTCTACTAAAGATCTCCAGGTTGCCGACGCTACACAGCGAATCACTTCTGATTTCGCTGCGAAAGGTCAGTTCCCTACTTTAGCGGGCGAAATTGCACGTTTCGACAATATGGCGAAAGGACGTGAACAAGTTCAATCAGCTATGGCTGAAGACCTCCAGAAATTTACCCCAACTACTGATTTAGAATCTGGCTCTGCTTTGGTTAAAGCTGGTGCTCAGGTTAGTAATGCTATCGGTGGTTTTGGTAGTTCTCTGGCTCGTATTGCTTTACAGCTTGCCAACAAAGGCAATCTGGACAATGCCAACTCTGCACTGTATGGAACTACTGATGCTGAACGTCTGGCTTTCAACCGTGAGCAAGTCCAGAACCAGGCAGAACAGCGTAGCACTGTGGCACGTAATGCTCTGGTGGCTCAGGATATTCTTAACGGTACTCCGGGTGCTAATGCCGAACGTATCCAGGCTGTAGACCAGGTAGCACGTCAGCAGACTGCATACCCTGGCGATGCTCAGCTTCTGGATCGTCCTGCTGATGAATTCTCTAACACTGAGATTTATATCCCTCAGTACCCTGGTATGCCTGTTCAGCAACGTGGTGGTGAGAATGTTCGCCAGCGTCTGCAACGTGCGCAGTCTGCTCTGGACACTGCCAGCAAATCACTGGGTAATCCAAACCAGGGTGTTGATAATGAATGGGGAACCGATGCTTGGGTTAACCGTGAACAGTCACAGCGTCTGGCTCAGCAACTGGAAGAAGAAAATAAAAACCTCTCTATCCCAGGTGCGATCCTCAACACTGTAGGTGAATACTTACAGAATCCTTCTCTCGTCGTTCAGTCTGCTGCTGAATCTCTGCCTTATGCACTTGGCCCGATTGGTATCGGTGCGGGTACAGCAGGTCAGGCAGTACAAAACCAGATTGATGGTATCCGTGGTCAAGCTGATGGTCAGTTACCTACTGACGAACAGATTGCCGATGTTAGCCAGTGGAATGCTTTGCACTCTGGCTTGAACTTTGTGGAGAACGTCGTCAATGCTCGCGCTCTTTCTGGTCTTTCTAACCTTGCTATCACTGCTCCACTTCGTCGTGGTGGTGAAGCACTGGCTGACTCTGCCATCGGACAAGCGGCTTCCAGGGCTATCGCTGGGTCTGGCGTATCTCGCCTTGCTAATGCAGCAAAGTCCATTCTTGGTGCAGAGCCTGTACGTGAGCTTGCTACCACTATGGCTATCAATGGCCTGACAGAAGCTGCTCAAAACCAGATTGAAACTCGTAACCTTCTCGGTGATAACCGTTGGGATACCGAGGGTAATATCAATGCTGGTGTGCTTGGTGCTCTGTCTGCTGGCGTAATGACTGGCCCATCTACCATCGGTGCTGGTGTAGCACGTAGTGTTGATGCTGCTCGTACTGCTACTCGTGAACGTGCAGAAGCTGCTAACCCACAAGCTGCGGAAGCTCGTAAAGCTGCTGAAGATGCTGCTAAGCCATTTGAGGATCTGACTAACCCTGAGCATGTGGATTACAACCCACAGGCCGCTATCCGTCAGCAACTCAATGTAGTGGCTGATGCCAATGCTACGCCTGAAGTTAAAGCCGAAGCTGTTAACCGTGCTCAGACAGTACGTGATAACGCAGAAGCTGAACTGGCTTCAGTACGTGAAGAAATTGGGCAGATCCAGCAAGACAACGCAATGCGTGCTGCATTGACTGAGAAACTTGCAGAACTGGATCAGTATCCAGATAGCCCACAGAAACAGGCTATTGTGGATCAGTTCACTCAGCGTATCGCTGATATTGATTCTCGTGCTTATAACGAGGAACAACAGAACTCTCTGGTTGAACGTTATCAGGCTGCTACTCAGAATGCTGAGCGTATCCGTAATGCTTACAGCCAGTTTGAAACTGCTGCTGGTATTCGTGAGAAAGTCTCACCATCCGAAGTAGAAAAGCAAGTAGAGACTGCTACTAATCCTGATGCTACTCAGGAACAGGTAGACACTGCTGCTGATCACGTTGTAACTCATCCGATGCAGTACACCCCGGAACAACTGAGAACTCTGGCTGATGACACAACTAACCGTTTTAGTGAGACTCAACGGGATGCTATACGCGCTCTGGCTGATGCACGAGTTGCTCAAAACAACCTCAAATCTGATCTCACTGTAAACCAGGATATTATGCAGGGTGGTAAGGGTTACCGTTCTCTGGGTGACTATACCTCTCAGTATGCTGATGCTATCCGTAGTGGTAACACTACCCTGGCAGCAAACCTGCATGATTCACTGGCTCGCTTTGAACAGTCTCATACTCAGAAAGCTGCATTGGCTCAGCAGATGATGGATAACCAACAGTATGGTCAGATCATCCGTCAGGGTAACCAATGGGTAATTAACCCAGGTGCGAAGCTGAAAGGTAAAGCCAAAACTCTGAATGGTGCTCTGGATATCCACGCTAAGTCTGGTGGCCTGGTTTCCCGTATCCAACAGGAAGCAGAAGCTATTCAGGCAACCTCTCGCGCACTCGATGCAATGAGTCAGGCTCGTCCGACTGCTACCGCTAACGCTACGCAGCCGTCCTCCCCTGCCCCAACCACTACACCAGCGACTGATGCAACTGCAACGGTGCAGGCGCAGCCGGAACCGGCAGCAGTGGAGTCAGGAGCGACTGAACAGAAACAGAAGAATATCGACCGTCCTAACCGTCGTACTTCTGACGATCTGAAAACCCGTACTGCTAAGCAGCAGGAACGTATTGCACCCGCAGAAACCCAGACTCAACAGGAACAGCCAAATCTGGCTACTACCAATGAAGTCGATCCTGCTCCGGTAAGCACTACTGAGACTGATGCTAACGTTGTATCCGATCAAACTACTGCGGTTAAATCTGATGAAAACACCAAAGCTGAAGGCTCTGTTTCTGTGCTTCGTCCTGAAGGTAAATCCCTTGAGACTGCACGAACTGAAGAACTCGCCAAACCTTTTGAACAGCAAAACCTTGTACTCACTGGTTTCATCCAGAAAGTACGGGAGGGCTTTGTTAACCCACTGGTTACAGTGCCTGACTTTATGTCCGGGGTTATCTCAAAAGCTGATTGGTCTGGTCGCTTCACTGAAGTAAACCGCTATCTGGCAACTCCTATGGATGCTGCCCAGAAAAACTTTATCGGTATGTTTACCCAGTTCCATAACAAAGTAGCTGGTGATATTGATGCAGCTATCAAAGTTAAACAAGGTAAAACTAAAACTGGTAATGACCTGGCTAACTTCCGTTATCAGGATTTTGTTCAGTATCTGGTTAATGAAAACGGTCAACTGGACGAAAACACTAAGACGGCAATGACTGCCTCTATGTTCTCCTGGCTTGCAGAGAATGGTAATAACCTGATCGCTACTCGTGACGATCTGGCATCACTGTTCCATATTGACTCATCCGAAGTGTCTACCGAACTGGTTAACCGTTACTCTGAAATCGGTTCAAGCCAGCGTGCTGTAGTACAGTCACTGGGTCAACGTGCATATCAGATGCTGGGCTTCAAAGTCCTGCCAGATGTGGATCCAAACCGTGCTGGTCGTATGCAGCAGGCTCTGGGTATGTACGCTCTCCATACCATGATGAAGCGTGGCTATCTGGAACAGACCACCATGTCTGCCCGTGAGTACGCCGACATTCTGGTATCTGGTTTAGAGCCTGATGCAGCACAGACTAAACTGGCTGAGTTCTCCCGTGACTTCCTGGGTGGACAGCCTGTTAATAAGTCCCGTGTGACCTTCAACTTCGTGCGTGTACCACGTAAAGAAGTTAACGGTAAGCTTGTACCTGCTGATGTGATCGGTCGTATTACAGAAGCCAACAAAGGCACTAAAGGCATTATGTCTAAGCTATTTAGCTTTGACGCTGCTAAGGTTGCCCCACTGACTTCTAAGCCAGGTAAGTTCATTCAGAATACTGTTGGTGATTTCGGTCAGCAGGTTCCTTCTGAACTGGCTGAACGTCTGACTAAAGCACAGCAACAGCCATACCGTATCAATGAGTCTGTGGTTAACACCATGACTAAAATTGCCGGTATGGATGAGGCTGCACTTCACCACATGATGGGTGTACGTACTCAGGCTGAAACTCCGTTCATGCACGACCGTGACCGTATCGGTCAGGAAGCGAAGAATGCTGACGTACTGCGTGCTCTTGAGAATGCCAATGAATTCATCTCTGGCTTAGGCCGTGATGAACTGGGGCAGACTCAGGCTATCTACATGCCATTGGCAGTGTGGTCAAACAACCGTGTTGGTGTAGCAAGCAATATGCTCAACCCACAAGGTAATAAGATCCACCGTATCATGGTAGGTATGGAAGCCCACCAGACTGATATTCCTTTAAACCAGGCTCCTATGGATGCCTCCGGGAATATCACTGAATATGGTCAATACCTGCTTACTGTTGCACAGGGTATGGAAGAAGCCCCGATCAAGACTCCAAATGGTGGCGATATGCCTACCGTGGATAAAGTTACCGGAGCTACGTATCTTCAAGGTATGCAAGACTACCTGAATACTCCACGCGTCCGTGAAGCAGTTCAGGCTATGTCTCGTTTAATCAACGAAGATGCAAACGCCAAAGACATTGCTACCGTAAAAGATATGGTTGCAGAGTTCGGCATGGGGCCACAATCCTTCCAGTCATTACATGCACTGGCACTGGAATACATGGCTCGTGAAGCAGGTGCTGATAATGTACGAGTAGCCATTGGCGGTGAATCAGATGGTGTGACCAACGGCCCGATCCTTACTAACGTTCTCTATGGTACAGCCGACTATGACCTCCTCGCTCGTGGTGGCCTCTACACTGCTGACGCTGGTGTAACCAACGTGCCACAGTACCGTGAGAAAGGCGGTCAGGACTATTACCAGTTATTGGGTGCAGCACAGAATACATTCTGGAACCAGATGTACCCACGTCCTGCTGGTAAGGCGACCACTCAGAATGAAGCCTTCCGTCGTGCGATTGATTACTTATCTCCTGGCTTCGGCTCTCGTAAGAAAGCCAAGGTACTGGCAACCCCATTTAACTATGGCTCTGGCTTAGACTCGCTCAAGCGAGCAAGTGCTCGTGACGCCATTGATGGCATTTACTCGCATATCGCTGATGTTGCGAAAGCCTACAGTCAAGACAAAGAAACTGGGGATATGCTGCGTAACCGTCTGGATAAAGCTATTCAGATCGTACTGCGCCAAGGCCAATCGCTAGGGATTAAAACTCCCGCATTTAAAGGCATTGGCAAAACAGAAAGCCTTCTGTCGTATGAACTGCCGCGTGATGTAACTGCTGCAATCATGCAAGTGGAAATGGCTACTCGTGGTGAGGCATCCGAGGCTGCAATTGAGCAGGTAGCTGCTCAGTACATTGAAACTCGTGATACCAATACTGCGATCACCAACGCTGCGTATGAAGTAAACAAAGTGCTGACTGATCGTGTGGAAGCCAATGCTCTGGTACAGGCTGTTCGTGATGGTCAAGTGGGTTCCGTTAATGGCGTAGCTGTTGAAGGCTTGTCCTCTAACGTGAAAGCTAAACTTAACGAACAACTGCGTAACTCCAGTGCTATTGTCACCAGTGCTACAGGATCCATCTCCAGTAATAAACTGGAATCTGGCTACGTAGCTGCTAAAGCAAATACCTCCTTCGATGCCAATAACCCGGCTACCGAAGTAAAAGGCTTCTTTGCTGACGCTGCTAATCCTGCAAACACTGGCTTAAGCCAGACGAAGAACAACACGTTTACGTCATATACCTCCGGTGCTCAAGTCAAAGACAAAGCTGCTCCGGGTGTATCTACGTCTGCGTTGATTGTTCAGGGTACTGATGCTGCTATCTCTACTCGTGTTATCTCGGAGCGTCCTGCACAGAACTTCCATGATGCTAACCTGTTCGGTATTAAAGACATGGTGGAAGGTGCTCGCTCGCAGAACAAGGCAATGTGGGATACGGTTACCGGTTATGACTCACAGTTGGCAAACACTGAAGCAATGATCCGTTCTTTCCGTGGCATTAGCGAGAATGCTACTGAACAGAACTTAACGCCGTCCGACTGGACGAACGTAGCTGCTTCACTGCGTCAACTGGCTTTCAAAGTTGGTATCAATCGTAACTTCAAAGATCCTGTTAATCCGAGTGTCGTATTGGGCCGAGTAGTCGGTGATGCGTATAACCGTGAAATCGCCAAACTCGAAACCCTGAAAGGGATCGAGTACGTAAACCAGTATGGTTACGAAGGTGGTGAATATCAGGTTACTGCTGCCGACCGTAAGGCTCTCGACAAGAAGATTGAGAAGCTGCGTTCTCAGCGTGATTCAGCTGTAGCTGAAGCTGAAACCCTGGGTACTACACTGGCAAGCCAGTTAACTGCTGGTACTACTAAGCAAGCTCGTGCGAATGAGAAGCTGGACGCTGCTCAACGCCGTCAGGCAGTTGAGGAAGCGGCAAGCGACTCTGAACCTGCCATTGTGTCAACTCAACAGAAAAACGCGTTAGAACGCTTCCTGATGAGCCACAAAGACGGTGTGGTAAAAGCCAAAGACCTGATGGACTTTACTGTTAAAGCTCTGGCTTCTGGTAAAACTGATGGTTCTAAGATCCAGACTCGTATGCGTACTACCTACGCTGAATTGGCTAAAGTGTTGTCTGCTGCACTCCCGGATAACCTTACCGTGAATATCATTTCCGGTACGAGTAATCCGAAGGGTGTTAAGGGTGCTGATCAGAATACTAATGCTCGCGCATGGTTCTACTCTGATAAGAATACTAATCAGGTCAACATTAAGATGGATGGGCCGGAAGCTCCGGGCTTAGAAGTGGTACTGCATGAAATGCTCCATGCTGCTACTGCTCGTGCTCTGGACGCTGCACGTCGTGATCCTAAAGGTAACTCTGCGGTTGCTCAGGTACTGACACGTCTGGAAGGTCTGCACGGTGAGATTAAAACTCTGGTAGAAAGCAACCCTGCTTACTCTGAGTTTGCTCCGGCAGTCCGTAATGTGGATGAACTGGTTTCCTGGGGTATGACTAACCCACGCTTCCAGCAATTCCTGGACGGTGTACAAACCTCTGTTGGTAACCGTAGCCGTAAGCGTTTAACCACACTGTTTAGCGAGTTCGCTACCAATGTGCTGAACGCTGTTTATGCCTTTGTTGGGCGTAAGCCTAATGCTCAGAAATTCAGTGCTACTGAAGCTCTGATTATGGATACGGCTGAACTGATCCAGGCATCCAATACTCAGGGTGGTGATGTATCCCTTAACCTGCCTATGGCTTCCTCTGCGAAGTCTGCTCAGGCCGTAGGGCAATACAGCCATCGTCAGGTATTCGATTCACTGGCTTCATCCTCTAACGGTAAGAAGAACGATCCAGCCTTTACCAGTAATTTAGGTAAAGTGATTGATAATGTATCGGATAAACTGTTTAGCCAGGTTCCAAGTGAACTGACTGCTAATACCAATAACTACACTCCAGGTCAGGTGTGGGCTAATGCGCTGGCAACAGGCAAAGCACCATACACCACCAAAGCTCTGGGTGCAGGCTTCCACATGACAGACCAGGAAGCATTTGCTATTGAGTCCATTGAGACAGCGGTTGCTGCTTCTCTGAACTCTGGTTTTGGTACTGCGGTTAACCGTGAACTCCGTAAATCCTGGGAAGCTGCTCGCCAGAAGATCCAGCCTAAAGACTTCCACAATGGTGACTGGTCTAAGGCTACTCAGGCTGAGAAAGATGCAGCACAGCGTAAATGGGATCACCTGTTTACTCTGACTCCATCCCAGACCGGGCAGAACCGTTACTTGTCTCAGTTTGTGGCTATGACGTTAGGCCATGAAGAAACCAGTAAACTGATGGGCTTCACTACTAAGATCGCTGATAGCACTACTCCGAAGTCTAACTTCGAGAAAGCTGCTGCGTATCTTAGCCACGCGGTTAACTGGGCATCTGGCTTCCTGTCACGTACCAACGAAGGCCAACTGGTAAACCAGAAAGCTCAGGCACTGGCAGAACAGCTTGTTGAGATTGACCTCAAGAACCGTGATAAGTCTATGGGTAAAGTTGAAGAAGCATTTACTTATATGTCTGACCTCGGTGAAGCTGTAGGCCGTAAAGTAATGGATGGTGTTCACGCCACTGCTGATACTGACCTGATTAAGAACTCACGTTCTCCAATCGTTCGCTTTGCTGGATCGGTTACCCGACTGGCTGCTAAGCGTGATTTGGATCGTGTAGGTGAAACTCTGCGTCAGATGCGTGACCTGAATAACCCTAATACTGAAGATGGTTGGGCTGCTCAGATCCTGTCCGATATCTCTAATCCAGATAAGGTACGTAGTGCGTTTGAATCACTGCAACGTCACACTAACCTGATTGAACAACGTCGCCGTAACCTTGCTGAGATTACCCGTGGCAATGTAATGGAGATGTTCCAGGATTCAGGTAAGTACCTGACCGAAGATGATAAGACTGCCCTGACTTACACTCTGATGCGTACAGAGGCTCACTCGCTGCTTAACAGCTATAGCCTTGATGATGTACAGAAGTTCGTCAGTGATGGTCGTAGCCGTAAGGCAGAGATCGGTAAACTGGAGAAATCCTTACTGACTCAGCCTAATGGTAATGATATGGTTATTCGCGCTAAAGCACTCGGCTATTACATGGTGACTGGTAAAGCTACCATCCCAGGTATGGCTAAGAATGCTCAGGCCATTGCTTCTGGGGCTGGTACTCATTACGTTACCACTGCATTACCAGATCGCTCCGGTGCCATTGTGGAGTCTATTGATAACCTGGCTTCTCTGTATGCCATGCAATATTCCAACCCAGAGCACTTACAGCGAACTGCTGCTGTGATGAAACGTGAGATGCCAAACCAGGACAATGGTATTAAGGCAATGCTCAATGTGCATAAGGTACTGTCTGAGGATGCAGCTTCTACTCTGTTCGCTGATAACGAGATCTCGCGGATTAAAGGCTATATCCCTGAAGTAACCAACCCATATCGTGATGTTAAGATCGTAGATAAGGGCGAAGGTGCGGAGCTTGAGGCAATGGGCTATCAGTTTGTGGGCATGGTTCCAACTGATCCGACTATCCCAAGCTTAGGCCAGAAAGCCATGTATGTTACTCAGGATAATGGATCACAGCGTTATGTGTCCGGTGCGATGAGCTTAACCAGCAACCATCGTAAAGGAACTACCGCTGTACGAAACCAAAACTACCAGAAGGCACAAGGTGCGACAGTAGCCGATGGACGCAAAGCCGTTTATGCTGCTGCACAGCGTCGAGCCAAAATGGATGCTTCGAAGTTTGATCCGGCTGAAGTAAAAGACACTTATATGATTCCGGTGTTCGGTACTGATGGACGCATCATGGACTTCCAGTATGAGATGCAACACGTTAATCGTGACACTTTGCTGGATCGGAATAACGATTTTGCTCACCTGTTGGGTCAGTATGCAGGTCAGACTTTTGATAAACAAAACAGCCCGACTCAAAACCGGGTTGTTATGGAAGCCCTTCACGAGGACTTCAAATCAAATTACGCTGTTGCACCAGAACGCTATGTAGCTATCGGGCCAATGTCGAAGGATGCTCGCGCCAGAGAAATTTGGGCTATGCTCCCGGAACAAACCCGGTATGAAGCACAGGAGATTTGGGGTGCAGGTGAACCATTACAGGTTCGTAGTGATTTGGTAAACCTCGTGTTTGGTTTCCGTAAGCTGACTGTGGCAAATGCCTTTGACAAAGATGCAATGGATCGCAATATGGCCGAGTCTTTAGCAACCTCCGTTTTCTCTGCCTTGTCTGGCAAAGATGCTAAACGTGTGGCTGTACAGACTGAACGTGCAGCACAGGAAGGCATGGCACTGTTCAAAGATATCATCGTGCTCCGTAACGTAAGCACACTGATGCGTAACCTTCTGGGTAACGTAGCATTGCTGAAAGCCTACGGTGTATCACCGACTGATATCGTGCGTGATACGAAGACTGCTTTACAGGCTGGTTTGAGCTACCGTAAAAACACTGCTCTGCTGCTGAAATACCAACAGCAACAACGTGCAGGTTTAGGTGACTTCAATGAGCTTGAGCAACGTATCATTCAGCTTGTGGATCAGATTGCACGTAACCCTATCAAGGACTTCATCGAAGCAGGTACTATGCCTAGCATCGTTGATGATGTGGATACGTCTGATACTAGTTATACGTATGCGTCTGGCTTACAGCGTAAAGTATCTGGTGTGACTGATAAAATCCCGGCTTCTGTACGTACTGCGGCTAAGTGGGCGTTTGTATCCAAAGATACTCCGCTCTACAAATTCCTGAGCAATACGGCACAGTTCGGTGACTTTACCTCTAAATATGTGCTCTACAAGTACAGCATGGAAAAAGCTGATCGTAAGTTAAACCACGATGAAGCAATCCAGCGTGCAAGTGATGCGTTCGTTAACTATGACATTCCGACCTCTGCTGAATTGCAGTATCTGAATGACATTGGTGTGATGATGTTTACTAAGTACCGTCTGCGTATCCAACGTGCGATGCTTACCCTGATGAAAGAACGTCCGGGTTCAGCACTGGCTCAATCGGTACTGGTTTCCCGATTCACTAACGCACCATCAGCACTGGAGCCTAACATCTTTACTGGCTTTGGTGATCCGTTCGCAAGTGGTGTACTCCAGTTGCCGGGGGCTGTAACTCAGCCACTACCGATTAAACTGATGAGTAACATGTTCTAATAAAAAAGCCTCCCTATTCGGGAGGCTTCTTATTTTGGATAGACTCATGCAACGCATAGGCTATGACACCACCAATTAAAAATACTGGTATTGCTATCGCTAACAATCGAACCAGAATGTTTATGGCAAATATCACGCCCATGAAAAGAATTGCAAGAGTGATACCCAAAATCCAACATAAGACTTTGGATATCATTACACCGCCTTACGCGAACAGGTTGATCGCGTCGTCGTCGTCTTCTTTAGGCTTAGCAAAGCCTTCTTCAGTTTCGACTACTGGCTTGGTTTCAGCCGGACTGTCTGCAAACAGATTTTCGTCTTCATCAACCGGGAACGGATTAGCCGTTGGCTCCGGTTCAGGATCTACGCCGCCTGCTGTGGCTGGTTCTGCATCAACGAACAAATTTGGTTCATCTGCTGCTGCTTCAGCAACTTCAGCCTGAGCTTCAACCGCTTCTGCTTTATCTGCCGTTTCTTCAGGTTCGGCTGCCAGGTTTTGATCGGCTTGCGTTTCTTCAGCTTCAGCGCCGACTTCGTTCGGGGCTTCTGCTTCGGTTTGCTTAGCCGTTTCAGGCTGTTGCTCAGCTTCTGCTGCTTGTTTAGCTTTTGCTTCATCGGCTTCGATCTCCGCACGGGTACGACGTTTACGACGCTTACCACCTTTAGCTGGTTTACCAGCATTCTGAGCTACCTGCTCAGTGGTATCTTCATCGACAGACGCATCATGCAGTTCTTCGTTATCGAGAAGATCTTCTGGGATCTCTTCGTTAACACCGATAACTACAGCCAGATCGCCATTGATAAAACCAATTTCAGCGTTCAGGGAAACATTTTCTTCCCCTTCGATATCACTGATATTGACACCGAAACGCCACAGTTGTTTTTTTACCAGGCTGAGCACTTCATCACGATTTAGAGTAACGATCACTTTATTGTTCCTTCTTGGCTAACATAGCCATTGTTTTGAATGTGTCAGTTTCCATCGCTGCATAAATCGCTGCAATGGCATCTGCCATATGTTCAGCAGTTCCCTCTACCACAGAGGTAACGCCTTGTACGGTCTTCATAGGCCAGGGCGCTTCAGGATGTTTAGCCATTGCCCAGGCTATTGCCTGAGCTTTGGTCGCCTCTTTCTTACCAGTGATAACCTTTCTGGTTTCAATAGCATTAACCTGAATGAGTGGTACACGCATATTGCAAACCATACCGAGTATGCCGATACACACACCATAAGATGCCATAGCTCTCGCTGACTGGCTTCCGTGGGGGATTTCTGCGGCTATTACATCGGACTGCCTTATTGCATCAATGAAGCCCTTAGAAAGCTGTTTAGAGCGTTCTATGTCCATTGAGTTTTGGCGAGTTTGTTTATCCTTGTTAAGGACAGGCTTAATCACATCCAAACCAGTGATGGTTAGTTTGGACGTAACCGGGTCGTATATACCCTGAGCTAATCCCCAGTTACTAAATGAGGGATCTGCACCGAGGATACGTAACCCTTTAGGCATCGGCTTCACCATCAACCGCTTGCTCAACTTCCTGTTCTACAAACTGGAATGGCAAGTTCTTGAAGATTTCACCAGCAACCTGAACCCCGGCAATGAACGCTTCACGTTCATTCGGATTCAGTACCTTTTCTTTCCCGCGAATGATCGCTTTGATGCGAACATCAGATGGTGGGTTACTGGCTAAAGCAACCTGCTTTTGACCATCGGTGTGCCAGTCAACCATAAGTTGAGCGAACTGATCCAGGTTTTGCACTGGCTGAATGTTTTGCTGAGACATATATACCTCTGGTTTAAAGATGAGAAAGCCCACCGAAGTGGGCTTAGGTCAACCTGATACTTACATAAACAGGTTGTCTTGACCAGCCGTAGTACCAGCAGGTTCAGCACCCCCTGCGAATGCACCACCCGGCGCACCAGCGTTACCAGCCTGAGTTACTTCTTTAAAGCGATCGTCTGGTTTGTTTTCCCAGACAGACAGCCAGTTTTTGGCGTACTCAGCTTCGGCTTTTTTGCCGATGATTTCGCCAACGGTCATGCTGTCACGCTCACGCATGAACTTAACGATTTCGTTGGTAGTACGTTTTTCGTTGATCGGATCGTACTTACCAGTCGATTCGTTCTTTTTGGTTTTGTTTTCGATACGCTCAACAACAGCCGCTTTGACAGTTTTCTTCAGCAGCGGCATCAGCATATCAACATCGGTAGGAACTTCGCGTTTCTGATCGTAGTTATACAGATTCAGAGTACGCTTCTCAGTAGCCGCCTGAAGCTCGATCAGAGATTTGCCGGAGGCGAGTTTGCACAGTGCATCGACAGTCTGGAAGCCAGGCAGATACTTAAGCTCGCCAGTCTGTTTGTCTTTGTACTTAATGGAACCTTCACGGTTGGTAACGTAGATCGTGAAGCGATGTTTGGAACCGTCTTTGGTTTCCAGTTCCAGGTTAACAGCACGCGCACCGGAAGCAGCTTTGCTGAAATAGGCGTGGTTTACGGTGAAGTCGTAAATGTTGGAAGCCAGGGATTTAAAGCCGCCGCCACCAACTACGTCTTTTTCTACTGCGTCTTGTGCATTGTACTCATCAGCGTTTAAGAAACTCATTGCATTACCTTTTCTTTAGTTTTCGGATCCGTGGTTTTCATGGAATCCGAGTTCGATTAATTTTTCACCCCTGGCTTTAACAGCTTCGGAAGCACTGGTGAATGACTTCTGGTAAATCTTTTTACCGTTCATCGTTATTTCAGCTACATAGCGATTCCGTCGCTTGTTAAACCAGACGCCTTGATGACCAGTCACTGTACCACTGAGAGCCTTACGGTTTCTCATGTTTTCCAGGAATGTTACATCCCGGAGATTAGTGATCCAGTTATGGTCACGGACTTGATCTATATGGTCGATTTGCCCCTCTGGCCATTTACCGTAGTACATGAACCAGATGAGAATATGCTCTGGGTAAGTAGTACCGAATACGGTTACGCTACGATAGCCCGAAGATGCAATCCGACTGCCAGCGCGAGAACCGAGAACAATTCTCTTAGAATGAGACTTACCGCACCAAGTAAGATGTCCAGTAACAGGGTCATATTTCAGTACCGATCTGAGGAGGTTGAGAGTCAGATCTTCTTTACGCAGTTTCATCATCGTAATACTCATGCAAACGGTCTAAGACCAACTGCATGTTATTATCGATAAATGTTTCGTTAGGCGCAAAGAGATCCAGCGGGCCACGTAAACGTTCGTTTACCGTGTCTTTCGTGATCATGGTCTGGAATACGTACTTGAAGCCCAATGCTTCTTCCTGCGGAGTGATGTTCAGCATGGCAGACTGATACCCTTCAAGGTCAGTCAGCTTCTTCTTCTTAGCTGCGATCACACAGGAGAAATACGATTCAACGCCATTGTTTTTCAACGCACCTTTAATCGGCACAGCAGTTTCACGTACCATTTCGTCTGTCACTTCATCTTTAACGTGAGCAGTGAAGATGACGTTTTTGGTAGACTTGGCAACGAGTTGCTGCATCATGTACTTAAAGAACTGCGCAAAGTTAGACCAACCTTCCATCTTGTTCTGCAACGTCAGCACATACATGCTTTCGTACATATCCATCAGATAGGTCAGGCTGTCGATAACGATGGTATGGATTTCTGGCTTAGCTTCAGCCGCTGCAAATGCTTGCGGAATCTGCTTGACCGGATCGGTGATGTTGTACTGTTTGAACTTAGCTTTGAATGGCAATTTCTTGCCAGCTTCACAGTTCAGGTACATTACACCTTCAGGGTTTTTCAATCCACGCAGGGAAGTAGACTTACCGTTTGCAGCTTTGCCTACAAGCAATACCAGGTTGTCGTTGGTAACTTGCTGAGACATTACTCTTCACCTCCCAACTGGTTTACGTAGATATCGTTGGGATCAACACCACGATGCTCGCAGTGAGCTTCCCACAGATGCCAGTGTTCAGCTAAGAACTCCTGGAGTAGGTGTTTCTGATCTTCGTCCATAATGAACTCCTTCAGTTAAAAATGCCCCCGTTAGGGGGCAGAGGCCGTCAAACGCACGGAAGTGCGTATTACTGGATTTCTGAGTAACCAGCTTCAAACACGTCTTTTGGTGCCCATGAGTGGTACTCATCTTCGGTGCCTTTGCTGTACACCACCAGATAGCCAGGGGCATCCGGTGAACCCATCAAGCCTTTCTTACCTGAATGAGTTTTGAACTCGCCCAGTGTCATAGGCGTAGCGTGTACTTGTTTGTGGCACTGATAGTGTTTCAGTTCGGACATATTTACCTCAAGGTTTCGCCAGTTTTCTGGCTACGGTGATCATAATGGAGCTATCGATCTCGCTGTCTTCCAGCTTATCTGGGAGCTTCGCATTAAGGTCGATGACCTTAGTACGAATGTCAGCAACATCGAAACCAGCATCCACAAGGATGGTTGCAAAACGCAAAAGCATGTTATTGCGATTACCGTCACCAGTGTTATTGATAACCCAACGTTCCAGGTTATCCATAGACTGCTGATCGTCCAGCAATGCTTTGCGTTCTTCGTTCTTACTGGTTTTCGGAATGTATGGCAACACGTCGAACAGATCGCCGTCCTGATACTCGAAGTGACCTTTATGCGATAACCATTTCTTACAGCGATGGGTACAGGACTCATCCACTTCAAACGGTAATCCTTCGATTACGTTATTCATGAACTCCTTGTATTCCTTCGCGTCCATCTCCAGTTCATAGTTCGCTGGCATGATGATACGGAAACGGTTGCACGCATCAGTATGACGCTTCGTGGTATAGAACAATGCCTTCTGCCCCTGCAACAACAGCTTAGCTGTAGACAGGTTCATGGTTCCATCGATATCGAGAACGATAAGGTTGAAACCAGGCTCGGCATTTTCCTCGTTGCGATAGCCACCACGGACGTGATGGTTTAGCCAATGATAGCCGTCAGTCTGAACTAACTGATGTAGCTTATCGAATGGCGCACGGACAGCCTTGTAACCTTCAGTCATGTGCTTACTGTAGGCCAGGATCATCTCATCGAGATTAGTCTCTTTGAGAGTTTCCCCACGTAAGAACTGAATACCATCATTGAAAGCTTTCTTAATGATGATGTTGTTCTTATAGCCCCAGGCAGTAGCCATAGTGATGAGTTCATCTTTCTGGTTTTTACCGCCACGGAAGTATGGGAGATCCTGATCCAGGTCAGCCAACGTAACATCGGTTTTGCATCTTGACAGATACTTTGCCAACTTCACGTAAGGGCGTTCTGGTGTCATGAGCTTGGCGAAAGCATCGCCGGACTCTTCTACCAGTTTGATGGCGTTCTCAAGATGATCCTGAGTAATGACAGCCGACTCATCGATAAACGCATAAGCAGCAGCCAGCTTCAAGGTCTTGAAGAAACGGTTATCCATCTCACTCTTTTTAACAGACTCGTGTTCGCTGTATTCCCGACCACGTTCTTCACAGAACAGGCGATAACGCAGTAGTTCCAGACACTGAGCTTCGGGCAGGAATATCTTCTTACGGATATTCGCTACATCAGCCAGACGGCCTAACTGCGTAGACAAGTCTTCGATGAAGTCATTTCCGGCTGCGTTGAACATCTGCTTCATCATTTCTTCAGCAGTAACGTCAGCCTTCTTAGTAGATCCGGTTACGAAGCCGAAGAGACAGCGACGAGCATAGCCCATCTCTAACATCTCATTTAAACGGCGTTCGGTAATGTCACCGTCGAACAGTTTGGTTGGAGTACCAAACAGGAGCATGTTGGTCGGGGTAGCCCCAATCAGACGCTCATTACGGACGTTTTCACTGGTTGATTTAACCAGCTTCTCTTTGACCATACCGAGATCATACAGTTCCAGGAAAGTATCCAGCACTTCAGTTTGACCAACCAGGTTTGCACCGATTTCATCAATCTGAAGGTTCACACCACCAGCGTTACCCATCAGCAACTTATGTCGCATCTGTTTAACGGCAGGTGTAGTACCGGAGTCAAAGCTAAACAGCAAGCTGCCCAGACCTTCGAACTCCTTACGTACACGCTCAAGTTCGTCGTCAGGATCTACGACCTGACTGGCGGTGCTCTTACGTGTTGCACGTTTGTGGGCCAGCTCCAGTAAGTGTTGCTCTGCAACTTCAGGGAACGTGTATTCCAGAAAGTTCTCCCGGAACTGGTTAATGATTTCACGTTCGATGAGGCTGGTTGAATAACCCTTACCAGTACCTGACGGTGACAGGTTAAGCGCATAGATATTGATTGGCAGATCACCACGGTCATAACCATGAATGGTTGCTCGCATTGACGATGCCATTTGCGCCCAGTAATAAGCCAGAACTACACGGAAGAACAGACGTTCTTCGTTCTGGGTTTTGGTGCAGAGAATGTCAACGACCTTTTCCGATAACGGGTGATAGGCCATTTCACTTACTGGTTTCATTACGACTCCTATACGTCGAGGATCAGATCGCCAGAATCGATCAACCGATCCTTCTGTTTGCAGACGGGATACGCCGGGCAGTAAAGACAAGCTTTAACCTGGCCGGGTATTTTGACAACTTCACCTACGCCACCATCAGCTTGCCAGCGGGCAATGGCTTCAGCTTCATTGTCGAAGTTTTTAGTAGCACGGGTTTTCTTTTTAGGATCCTTGTAATACTTCCACTCAGGATCACTACGCCAAAGTTCCTTATCGGTACATTCGGGGATAGCATCATCCGGTGCATCGATGTACTGAGCAATCTGGTTTAACCGATTAATCACGTAAGCTTCAGTGTCAGCCAGTGACATAAGCTGGAACTTACGAGGCATCATGCGGCGTGGAGGATACTTTGGATCCCTGAAGGTCATAGCCTTTGACCAGTCCGTGAAGAGGAACTGGATAGTAAAGATATCAGAGGTAATGATATCTGGGTTAAGCCAGCGATAGATAGAACCCTGAAGAACATAGTCTTCATCTTTCGTATCGTTAACCCAGGTGTAGGTAGACGTTGATTTAAAGTCTTCCAGAGCACCATTGCCTACGAAGTCGAACTTACCGGATACCTTCACACCGTTCACTTCTTTGAAGCTACGGATTTCCATATATACCGGAATATCACCTTCCACTACCGTAGCCGGATCTGGATTTACACGGATGCGATCAATGATCTTCTGTGGATATCCCAGGTCACGCATGGCTTGTTGATAATGCTTAAGCCAGGCTTTCTCTACGCCATCATGGATGGCTGTACCCATACGACTGGATATCAGGTCTTCCACATCAGGAATGTTAGCACCAGCAGGCACACGACGAGCCAGTACATATTGACGCACTGGTTTCAGTAGTGAGGTTGCAGAGATAACACCGGGTACGTAGTCATAGTGATCAACGGCTAAAAAGACTGCCATTGATAGAGGGATACCAGCATTGTTGGTATAACGCTTTTCGCTCATCAGTTCGCCTCACGCTTAGTTTTGGTTAAGATACGACCAGCGTAGTGAACCATTTTTTCAGCATCATAGGTAGCCTTTTGACCAGGCTTCCCATTACCCAAACGGGCTGCTGCTGTACGCCATAATGCTTTGAACAAGCACCCTTCGTCGAAGGTCATATTGAGTGCTTGGATGATATCCTCACACTCTGCAATATAACCGGGCTGTTCCTCACGCTGAGGGTTGTTCACTGAAGCCAGGTAATAATTTACCCGACCTCCGGTTAATTCTGTTGTAACCGCTGGCTCGACCTCTACGGCTTCGCCTACGAGTTCGGCCAGCTCACGTTCATACTTACGAACTTGGGATTGCCAGAATTTAACCTTGTGCGATTTTGAAGACAGTTTTAAAAAGTTACGTGCTTCATGTAGTTGCAGTGTAACAGCAGCGATAGCACGTTCTTTTCTGGTGGGGCGTTGTTGTGGCATCTTCCACTCGGAGTTTAAAACTTTAGGGGATAGATCAGGATGTTTCATGTCTACCTCATTGAATGCCCGGATGGGCATTATTTACGTTTAACTTTTAACGATAATCCATGTTTATAAGCCCAGCCCTTAATCCTTTCTGGCTTGCATTTCAAAATCTTAGCCATGATATCGACTGAGATTCTGCCAGCATTATTAAAGACATAGCTTTGTTCTGCTGGGGATAATTGACTGTACTGTTTACCCATAGAGTTACCGTGTCAGTGCTGCCCAGCTTACTGGGTACAGGGATTCAACAACTTGCTTCACCAGTTCAGCAAGATCCTGAATCTCACCCTGCGCGTGGGGATCGCTACGCTTGTTATAAAAGTTGGCAAATGCCATGAGGTTACCTGTCCAAAGCCAGTTAACCATTGCACCCTGTGGCAGTACCATACGTGCTTGTTCCGGGGCAATACCGGCTTTAAGCATACCGTTATAAGTGTGTACAGCAGACATAGTTTGAACGGTATATACATCTTTCCAGTATTCATTATCTGGATGTAAGCCACCACTACCCTGCTTAATTGAACCTTCTGGTTTGGATCGGAATTCAGGGATAAAGATCTCCGGGGTATCGCTGATGTAACGGCGAGACTCCTCGTTTTCAACCAGACCCTGCTTGTGCTTGAAGCATTGGGTACGGATTGGGATCGGGGCTTTCATGCGAATACTAATTGCAGTATGTGCAAATGGCGTCCAGTGAACGGCCTGATGGCGGATCTGGTTATAAAGTTCCAGTGCGTATTCATCCGATTGCCCGTCGAATTCTTCACTGTAAACGTTTTTCACCCCGTCACGGATTTCCGCGAGGATAGACTGACGTTCATCACTACGCAGACCGAAAGCCAGAAAGTGAATAAGGCCAATATCTTTCTTGGTTAATTCACCACTGGTTTCATGGCCTACACCGAAAGATAGACGGGCTGCGTTGACCACGGATTTATCAGTACCCATGTGGTCTACATATTCAGCAACTTGTTGCGACATTTAGATAATCTCCAGATTTAACATCATAAAGCGGGCAGGGAACTGCCCTTTGGTAAGAAAACAGTTTATGATTTAGGCATTCGAATATAGGAGACTCCATGATGAGCGATACCGCTATCATTCCTGCGGGTACAACGTTGATTGACGTATACCTGAAGAACCCAAATGGGTGGCCTCTTACTAATACTCGCTTCGTTATCAAACCAGTACGTGCAAGCTACTGGGATGGTTTAACCGGCGTTGTAGAGGATAAAGAGGAACTCTATTGCACGGATGACAAAGGTTACGTACAGATGCACCTGTGGCCTCTGCCGTATCCCTACATCCTTACCTACTCTTACGACGACGATGCTGTACCAGGTCACTTCCTGTTTTATGTGCCTGAGATTTCTACCCCGGTAGACTTTCAGGATCTTATCGTTACTCAAGCTAACGAACAGGATAAGTATGGTGAGTATATCCTGGCTCAGATCGTTGCAGCAAAAGCTGAAGTGTCAGCACTTGTTGATGAAGCCAAAGTGCTGGAAGCTGATACAGAGTCTTATGCTAACTCTGCTAAGAACTCGGCTGATCAGGCTTCAGGAAATGCACAGCAAACCAGTGAAGACCGACAGCAGGTAGCCTTAACTCAGGCTGCATTACAAGCTGTACTTAACTCCATCATGGAAGCTGTAGTTAAGATCCAGGGTATTAACCTTCAGAACAAATTGCTTTTGGGTGGTTATGTTCTTTGGGTAGATTCCTTTGGAAAGTTACGTATTAAATTTGGTGAGCCTACCAGTGACACTGATGGCACTGTTGTTGGTACACAAACAAACTAAGGAGATACCATGTCTTGCAATGATGACAAAACTTATGAACCTTGCTCTTGCGGCTGCGGTGGTAACTCCGATTGCACTTGTGATTGCAACGAATGTGCTCCAGTGAACTGCATCGAACAGGCTATCCGTGATGCTCTTGCTACTTTGCAAGAGCAGCTTGAAGCCCTGGTTAAACGAGCAGAAGACGCTGCCAAAGCCAGCGAGGATGCAGCGGCTGCGTCAGCAGCCAGCGCAGCCGAAGCGAAGGACTATCGTGATGCAGCGGAACTTGCAGCAACTACTGCAACCGATGCACTAAAAACTATTACCGATGTAGCAGTATCACTTGAAGAGACAGCTAAAAAACTGCAAGAGATTGCTGATGAACTGGCAACTGCTATTGCAGGGATCGCTGTGGTTACATGGTACTACACTGCTGTATCCGAAGGTCAGACAACCATTCCTGTACCAGATGATAAAAATGCACTGGATGTACAGTGTATCTATATCGAAGGTGCTCGACAGGAGCCTGGTCGTGGCTTCGTATTCGATAAGACTACGAAGACTATTACCCTGGCTGAAGGCATCCCTATGGGGATGGAAATCTCTATTATTCTGGGTATGTACTCAGATAACCCTACGGATTTCCCTCATACACTGGCTTCCAATAATGGGGCTAGTTTAGTTGGTACTACCTCTGGGGATACGGTTCAGGAAGTATTGAATGATATCAATACTGATTTGGCTGGTTTAGATCGTACTGTCCGTAGCGATTTAATTAGTTCTGCATCCGGTAAGGGTGATGAACTGGTACGGGTTAAACAGCCGTTCAGTAACTCTAACCCCACTACTGTACACGAAAAGATGCGCCACATTGTAACCATTCAAGATGGTTCAACTACGGGTGCAGAACCGGATGGGGTAACTGATTGTACGCCTTCATTGCTGAATCTGATTGCAACTAACTGTTCGGTAATTCGCTTCCCATATATCCCTGGGACAGCCAATGTGTACTATTTCTCGGCTTTTGATCCTGATACTGTGCAGAACAAAATCCTGGACGTAGATCCTAACGTTAAACTCTCAGTACCTACTGATTGGTTGGCCGGTAAAGCTTCTGCTCAGTACATCGGTTTCACTACGGATACCCGTTTTGTGTTCCGTAACCTTAAGACTGAGTATCTGGCCTCTCCATATAATAACCATACTAAGGCGGCTAAACGTACCTTCCTTGAGGAGGCTTCTTTTGACCGAGCAACTACTAAGGCTATCATCCCATCTACGGATATGTTTGCTCAGAAGATTGCATGGCCTAATCAGGATACCTGGCTTGCAGATACTTTCAGCAGTGTAAATACGCTGTCTGCTTCTATATCTGCTTCCGCTGGCGATGACGCATTCCATATGGCCTTTATGGATGTAACTGTTGGATACGAGATCTCCTCCTGTATCTTGATCAACAGTACCCCTCAGTTAGCGGCTATTGTGCGTTCTTCCGGTGGTTTCTCTGGGGTATTTGCTCAGCCAACCCAGACAGGTGCTAGCATTACGCAAATCTATAAAGAGATCGGTAAGACTGCCCTTACCACAACTCTGGATTTCCCAATGCTGCATGACCATCCGGCGTATTCACCGGTTAACTGTGAGTGGAAAATCCGTATTAACAGTATGAATAATTACGATATTCTGTTAAATGGTTTCCATTTAACGACTATCAATGCACCTGGTTACATCAAAGATGCTGGTTTCGGTGCATACTTCAATACTGGTTTAAGTAATCCTTTAGTTAACGTTTACCAACCTGTATTGACCGTTAACAACCGCTACACTCGAAATGGTTTTGTAACGGTTAAAGTGTTCGGGGATTCCATCTCAGCACCCCGTGTTGATTGCTGGCCTAACTTCCTTAAAGATGAACTTGAGTTCTCTGAAGGGTTACGTAATTGGCGTATCATCAACAAAGCTATTCCGGGTGATAATACTGCCGGGCAGCTTGCTATCATGCAGTCTGAAGGCGTGTCAGATGCCAATATTGTTGTTATCGCTGTAGGCACTAATGATGGTCAAGGGCAGACCGATTTAACGGCGTACAAAAATAACCTTACAAGCATGATTAATATCTGTAATGCTGCTGGTGTTACTGTGATTCTGTGTAAGTTTGGTATTTGGTACACCCAGACCGAGGCCGGATCTGTTCGTGGTCAGCCATCAGCTAATGCTGAAAAGGCATTCCGTTATCGTAATACTGTTGCTCGTGTTGCTGCGGAAACCGGAGCTAAACTGGTAGACCTTACGGCTATTGAAGGCCCGATTGCAGCCTACTACATTAACCCGAATCTGTACGTTAATATGGTGGGGGCAGGGGATAGTTTCCTGCACGATAACATTCACCCTACTACTACAGCTAACTGTGTTATCGCTCGTGCTGTAGCCAGAGCTATCATGGGTACTCTGGCTTCTACCCGTACTGAGCGTAGCCCTGGCATGCTTGTGGTAAACGCACAAAATAACTGGTTGATTAACACTGGGGATCGCCCTGCCCGTGTTAGCTTAAGCAACAATGGTATGGTGTCGTTAGGCGGTATTATTTTTAAAA